ATCAAATTGAATGGTAGTTAAAATTTCTCGTGCATTTAAGGACATTAGTTTGTCATTTACGAAGCATCCTGTCACAAATGATGTGACTGTGCTGAAAAATGAAGATGCAATCAAGAAATCAGTGGTCAATTTATGTCGAACACGCATAAATGAGAGATTTTTTAACGATCTATTGGGTACATCAATCGAAGATTCGTTATTTGAGACGAATTTGGATGACATTGCATCATTTTTAGAGAGGGAGATCACTGTTTTATTACAAAACTTTGAACCGAGAATCACATTAACAGGTGTTATTGTCGAATCTTTAGTTGATTCATATGAATTACAAATAAGAGTTGAGTATGAAATTACAGGATTACCATTTCCGACACAAAATATCGAATTTTTACTTCAACCGACTAGGATATAATGTCATTTACACAGTTTACTAACCTCGATTTTAATACTTTAAGGGCTCAGATCAAAGATTATTTGAGATCAAACTCAAATTTTTCTGATTTTGACTTTGAAGGATCAAACTTTTCAATTTTAATTGATACTTTAGCATATAACTCTTACATAACTGCTTACAATACGAACATGGCAGTCAATGAATCTTTCATTGATAGTGCAACTCTACGTGAAAATGTCGTATCATTAGCAAGAAATATCGGTTATGTGCCAAGATCAAAAAAATCTGCGGTTGCAACAGTCAGTTTTAATGTTAATGTATCATCTATAAATGCACAACAAGTTAAATTGAATGCAGGATTAGTTGCGTTGGGTGCTGTTCAAGGTGGAACTTTTACATTTTCAATACCAGAAGATATCACAGTAACTCCGACTAGCAATGGACTTGCTACTTTTAGTAATATTCCGATATATGAGGGTAACTATCTGACTAAAACTTTTAAAGTTGACACTTCACAACCAAATGAAAGATATATTTTACCAAATGCAAACATTGATACGTCTTCAATTCGTGTCGAAGTAAGTGATGATGAAGGTATTCTAACATATAATGCTTATACAAACATTTTTGATGTCAATTCAGAGTCTAGATTATTCTTAGTTCAGGAAGTTGATGATGAAAAATATCAAATTATGTTCGGTGACAACATTTTAGGTAAGAAACCAAAAAATGGATCAGTAATTACAGTTACTTATATCGTTACAAATGGACAAGATGGTAATAACGCTGCTAACTTTACCTTTTCTGGAAGACTCACATACATTTCTAGCGGTGTAGATGTTGATATTACAAGTAATATATCTGTTTTAACAACTAATCAGTCCTCTGAGAATGGCGATTCAATAGAATCTATAGATAATATTAAATATCTTGCTCCAAGAGTTTATGCATCGCAGTATAGAGCAGTTACACCAAATGATTATAAGAGTCTAATACCCTTTTTATATCCAAATATCGACTCTGTGAGTGCTTATGGGGGTGAGGAACTTGATCCACCTGAATTTGGAAAGGTTTACATCACCGTTAAACCAAAAAATGGTGAATTTTTGTCTGCTGTAGCAAAAGACTCAATCAAAAATGATTTAAAGAAGTATACAGTAGCTGGAATTAAGCAAGAATTTTTAGATTTGATGTATTTGTACGTTGAATACGAATCAACTGTTTCTTTTGACTCAGGATTTGTTGCTGATAAATTAAATCTACAGACAAGAATACTATCTGCGATTGAAAGTTACTCAAAATCAGCAGATATTAACTCTTTTGGTGGAAGATTGAAGTATAGTAAGTTACTTTCTCAAATTGATAGGGTTGATACTGGAATTACTTCTAATATTACGACTCTTGTGATAAGGAGAAATTTAATTCCTTCATATAATTCAATTGCAACTTATGAAGTTTGTTATGGGAACAAGTTTCATGCAGATTTAGAAGGATTTAATATTCGTTCTTCTGCGTTTCAACTTGAAGGTGTTGATGGAAACATATATTTGACAGATTTTCCAAATAATGATCAATTAACTGGAATTGTTAAATTTTTTACTATCAATAATGGTGTGATTACGTATATTAACAATAATGCAGGTACTATAGATTATGTAAAAGGTGAAGTAATACTATTTCCAGTGACAATTACATCTACATCACTTGAAAATAGAATTGAAATTGAAGCAACTCCAGAATCAAATGATATTGTCGCAAAAGAGAACCTTTATATTGTGCTAGATACTACAGGAAATAGTAAATTAAACCTATTAGAGGACGTTCTTGTTTCTGGTTCCAATGTTTCTGGAACAAATTATACACCACCATCTAGTTTTATTAGTAATAAAAAATATACAAGATAAAAGATGTCAGATAAAAAAGTTAAAATCTCAAATATTCTTGGTAGTCAAATACCAGACTTCATACAAGCAGATAACCCACTTTTCATAGAATTTTTAACTCAATACTATGAGTCTGAGGAACGTGAGTATGGAACAACATACTTATCTGATCATATTTCATCTCTTAAAAAAATATCCACTGTTTCAGATATATCTTTAGTTGAAAAACAAACGGTTAATGTTCCAAACGGTACTGCACCAGAGTCACCAGTTCTTGTATCTTCTTTTTTGTATGCATATGATGATGTAATTAGTGTAAATCAAACTACTGGATTTCCAGATAAGTATGGTCTACTAAAAATTGATAATGAAATTATCACATATACTGGAAAAACTGAAACTTCATTTACTGGATGTGTTCGTGGGTTTAGTGGAATATCAGCAATTGAAACTGAAGGTAATCCTGAGTTTTTAACATTTAGTGATACAAATGCTTCTGCACATGTTGAAAATTCATTAGTAATTAACTTAAGTTTTCTTTTCGTAACTGAATTCTATAAAAAATTTAGACGTAATTTTTTACCTGGTTTAGAAGGAAGAAGTTTTGCGTATGGATTAAATGTAGAAAACGTATTATCAAGAGCAAGAGATTTTTATAGTTCAAAAGGAACAGATACTTCACTACAAATTCTTTTTCAAGTATTATATGGTGAACAAGTTGAAATAATTAAACCTTTTGATCAAACTCTAATACCATCAGAGGCTGAGTGGGATGTAACTGATGATATTGTAATTGAAGTCATATCTGGAAATCCTTTAAATTTAATTGGTGTTAAAATTTACCAAGATTCATTTACAAATCCAACTGCAAGTGGTGCAGTATCAAATGTAACCACAAAATACTTAGGAAATAAAAAATATTATCAGGTATCTTTTTCAAAAGGAACAATAGAAGATAAATTTGATGTTTCAACAAAAACAAAGGTAGTCGGTGCAGCATCAACTACAGAAGTTCTTACTGTAGACTCTACGATTGGATTTGGTGCAACTGGTAATTTCTATTATCTTAATGATGATAATGTTTACACATTAGCAGAATATACGTCAAAATCTAGCAATCAATTCTTTGGATGTACTGGTATAACACGACTTTTAACTGAATCAGATCCAATCACAGATACAAAATATGTCTATGGTTATGAAGATAATGATTTAACTAAGATATGTCAGATGAGAATAGTTGGATCTATCTCTGGTGTTTCTGATAATGTTGATACCACCAAATATTTTGATATAGGTGACTCTATTAGAGTTAAACATCTTGGTGAAAAATATGATATATCTGATAAAAAGTTCAATACTTGGTTTTATAATAATCTTTCATATATAAATGTTCAACAACATCAAGCAGGACAAACAACTTTTGAAACCTTAACAGAACATTTTTTAAATATTGGTGATAAAGTAGATATAATATTTAAAGACACTGGTGGTTTAATTATTCAAGATGCAATTGTTGATGATGTTTACAGTACTACCAGATTTTTGATTACAGGAGGAATTTCATTTGGTTCAATTGTATTTGGTGATTACATTATTAAAAAGAAGTTAAATTATGCCCCATCCAACTTTGGTGTCACTTCTCTTCTTTCAAATATACAAAATTCATTCTCAGATACTGATAAAAACACTTATGTTGCTTTTTCTGGATACCCATCATTTGATACTCAGACTACAAATAGGTCAAAAACAGTTGCTTCATCTGGAATTAGCACAAATGCGAGCACAATATCCATAAATGATCATGAATTTTTAAACGGTGAAAGAGTTTATCTTTCAATTTCATCTGATTCTGGAATAAGTGGTAGTGCAAGTGGGTATTTTTATGTAAGTGTAATTGATAGTAATACTTTTAAGTTAGCATTAAATCCCTCAAATCTTTATAGAAATACTTTTGAACAAATTAAATATGATGGTGTAGGAACTGGCACACATACAATAACACCTGCAAGTTTGTATGATGGGGAAAAATTAACTAATCAAGATAGTTTTAAACGAATATACAAAACTCCACAAATATCAAAAGGAAATTCAAATATAACTGGCCCAATTGGATTATCACTGAATGGTGTAGAATACCATTCTCCAATTTCTGAAGATTCAGTGTATTATGGTCAGATTGACGAGATTGAAGTTTTAAACTCTGGGAATAATTTTAACGTAGTAAATTCACCTACTATATCGATCACAGACGACTCTGGAAGCGGTTGTGAAGCGTATGCAAACTTCTCAGGTAGTTTATCTGAGATAATTGTAAATGAAGGTGGATTTGACTATTCTGAAGTCCCCTCTGCGAGTATAACTGGTGGAAATGGAACAGGTGCTTTATGTGAAGTGAAAATGAAAGGATTTACTCATAGTAAAACATTTACTGATTTTGATGTAAATCTAACAAATGATTCAATCGTAGGTGAACATAGATTTTTAGATGGTGAAGAAGTTACATATATTGCTACAGGAACTCCAATAGGAATTAACACTGGAGTTAACGTTGGATTTTCTACTGATAGATTAACTTCTGGAAGTAACTATTTTATTGCAAAGATCGATAATAATTCATTTAAATTAGCAATTACTAAAGATAGAGCACTTACTAAAACTAAATTATTGGATCTTTTTGCATTTGGAAATCGAAGTCATACGTTTAGATCAAATAAAAAAAGACAAATAATTGATAGAATTGTAGTTAAAGATTCTGGTTCTAATTATTCTAATCATCGAGTATTAGTATCATCTCAACAATATCCTCCTACTGATAAAAAAGACTTATTTAAAACTTTTGTTGGTATAAACACATTTAATGATTACATATATGCAAAGAACCATAATTTTAGTAATGGTGATGTGTTGGAGTATCTTTGCAGTGATACTGTAATATCTGGTTTATCTACATCAGTTGCATATAAGGTTACTGTTATTGATAATGATAAATTTAAGTTAAGTAATGCAGGAACAGCAACCATTATATCAAATATAGATTATGACAGAAAGATATATGTAAATCTAGGTAGTGTTGGGGTTGGAACTCATACATTTAAATACCCAGACATTAAAGTTAAAATTGATGGTAAAGTTTCTGTTGGTTCAACTACTACAATACCAGATTATTACAAAGTATCTGCAAAAGCGATAGTAAAAGGTGGACTAAAAAATATTTTTGTTCGAGATGGTGGAGTTGGTTATGGAGTTACTAATATTGTTAACTATCTTCGTAGACCTAATATTAAGTTATTAACTGGTAAAGATGGTTTTATAGTTCCAATCATTTCAGAAGGTAGAATAACTGATGTGGATATTCTAAACTCTGGATCTGAGTATACAACACCACCAGAACTTGAGGTAGTTGGAGTTGGTGGTACTTTTGGAACAGTAGGTCAATTTGCTAAGTTGGAATCTGTTGTTGCCGATGGAAAAATAACAAGTGTTAATATAATTTCTGGTGGAAGTGGATATGACACTAATAATACAATTATCAAAGTTATACCTTCTGGATCTGACTCAATTATTGGATCAAAAATTCATGAATGGAAAATAAACTCAGTAGAAAGATATGATCATGTATTAACTCAGGATAATTCTGAATTAGTGCAAATAAGAGCAATATCATTAACAAACAACAATAAAGTATGCTCATTCTATCCAGTTAAAAAATATAGACGCTTACTTAGAGACAATTTAGACTCAAATTTTGTAGAGTCAACTGATAGTCATTCCAAAATAGTTGGATGGGCATATGATGGAAATCCAATTTATGGCCCAGTTAGTGAGAATAGTTCTGGAATTACTACGTTTATGCAGTCTAGTTATGAACTTGATATTATTGGAGACACTGCACTAAGACCATCATATCAAAATGGATATTTTGTTCAAGATTATGTTTACAAAGAAAGTGGGGATTTAGATGAGCATAATGGTAAATTTGTAAAAAATAGTGATTTTCCAAACGGAACTTACGCTTATTTCTCAAGTATTGATAAAACTACTAAGAACCCATCATTCCCTTATATTACATTTTTACATCGTAATGCCACAGACGAATTTAATTATGACGTAACAAAGGTTCAATCAGATAGTATTTTAAATACTGGAGAATACAAAAGAAATGTAACTCATTTGGGATTGAATGATGAGTTTAGAAGTTATCCACCTCTTGATGATCCATTGAATTCAAAGGCAGTAGTTAAAGTTGATGGCATTGATACTTCAACAATAACTAGTGTCACTGTTAATGAATCAGGAACAGGATATAAAGTTAATGATAAAATAAACTTTAATGATGTAACTATATCTGCTAGTGTTGATCAAATTAAAGGAAAATCAATAGTATCTGTAGGAACCACGAACACTGAAGTAGATAATTTAATATTCTCTATACTCGATAATAATGTAACTGGTGTGTCCACTGTTCCTCACGGACTTTCTGATGGAGATATAGTTGAAATATCTGGAATATCCTCGATCACATATAAAAATATAGAAGGTGTTAGAACTATTGGTGTATCTACACTGACCTCTAGTTTATCAGAGGCTTTAGGAAACACTGGAATTACGACATTTGTAACTTTTTCTGATCCTACAATTAATAGAAAATTCAAAATTGATGATGTTGTTCAAATCAATTCAGAGCAACTTTTAGTCATAGATTATGATGATGTAAACAACAAACATAGACTTAGAAGAGGACACAACTCAACTTCAGTTGCGTCACATTCTTCAGGAACATTAATTACTAGACTTGAAACAGAGTTTACATACAATATAGAAAAAAAAGTTGAAAATAAAAATTTAGATATACCTAAAGTTAAATATTTTGAAGGAGCAAAAGCAGTAGGTATTGGCAGCACAACTACAAATGTGGTTGTAGGATTTGCAGGCACCACACCTATTAATAAATCAGTTCCCCCTAAAGCAATTTATCTACCAAATCACCCTTTCAAAAATGGAGATGAAGTAACTTTAGTTTCAATCGGATCTACAATTAGAGCAGCAAGAACTGCAAGTTTGGCAAGTGATTTTGACTTATCAACTATTGATAAATTTTATTGTATTAAATTTAATAATGAATTTGTTGGATTATCTAGTATTAAAACTGGATTTTTAAATAATAGTTTATTCTTTACTTCAGTTATAACCACAGCAGGTGATGATAATAAAATTGAAACAATTACAGATAACATTTCTGGGTCATTAAGAAGAGTTAATGGAACAGTAACTGTTGCAACTGCTACAACTACAGGACAACAACACGGATTATCAATAAATGATGAATTTGAATTACATATAACATCTGGTAGAACTCAAACTTTTGATTTAAGGTACAATGAA